GGATGCCTAATGAGATCACGCATAGCTGTAGCAATCGCAGTAATCATAAGCCTAAACTTTGGCGGTAATGTTCCTACTCAGGCGATAGTTCAGTCAGAGCAGGTGCAACAAATCAATTTGAAACGTGAACTGTATAAGTCAAAGCAAAAGTATCTTCTGCCTAAGATTGTCGCTTATGTTACTACTAGAGCAAATAAGACTCCTTATGTTTTTTCAGGTTCAACAACATCAGGTTGGGACTGTTCAGGGCTGGTCAGATACACCTATAAGCGCATAGGTATTACGCTCCCTCACTCAGCTGATGCACAAGCCCATACAGGTAAGCGTGTCAGCATCCCTAAGTTAGGGGATGTTGTTGTCTTTGCTTACAAGGGCAGAACAGACTTTTATCATGCTGCAATCTATCTAGGCAACAACCTGATAATCAACGCAAACAGAGAATACGGAACAACAGTCATAGAGCCATTGAGCAACTTCAAACACTCACAGATCAGGTTCGTTAGAATACTAGAACAATGATTCGTGAAGTGTGTTCCTGTGGCGCAGAGTTTGAAACAGATGACAGAGATGCTGTTGAACTCGTCAAGACTTGGCGTCGCAGTCACAAACACTCAGATAAGCCTTCTAAGGCTGATAGCAGGGACAGTTCCACACTAACTAACACTGATGTCGCTTTAGGCTTTCAAGCCATCTACGACCCCTACAACGACCCGAATGATGATGATGAGTAGATTTCCTAAACCCTGCCTAGTCTGTGGACAACTAACAACAGGTGCAAGCTATTGCACTACACATCTAGCCATAGTCAATGAACGTGAACGCATAAGACAAAACTCTAGAAAACAGGGGCGCACCCTATACAACGATTCACGCTACAGAAAGATACGGGCATACCTCAAAGCCACAGCCACCCATTGCCACATCTGCAAGCAACCCTTCACTAACCGAAATGACATCACAGCAGATCACCTAATACCAGGTGACATCAACAGCCCCCTAGATGCAGCTCACAGCCTATGCAACTCTAGGCGTGGCAACAAACCCCTCACCTAAACACAGCCACAAACAAGACAACAGTCACCTCACAGGCCTACGGGTATTGATGGGGGTGGCCATTTTTTGTTTTGACTTTTCTTTTCTACACCCCGCACCTAAGTCTGAGCGTGGTTCTGCGAAATTCTGGGGTTTCTGGGAACGTGCTGAGTTAGGCTTTAGGCATGAAGTTATGGGAGTGTTCTAAGTGCAGTCAGCGTTGGATGTCAGATAAAGCCCCTGTGTGTTTATTTGATGGTTCTGTAGCCTGGTTAGTGCCTTTTGAGAAAGTTGAAGTAAGTGAAGATTGAACTTGTATCTATTGATGATTTGACCCTTGACCCTGCTAATGCTCGTAAGCATGATGAGAAGAACTTGAAGGCTATTGCTGAGAGTTTGAAGCAGTTTGGGCAGAGGAAGCCGATTGTTGTTTGGGGTAGCACTGTGGTTGCTGGTAATGGAACTTTGGTTGCTGCTAGAAGTTTGGGTTGGACTGAAATAACTGTTGCAAAGATTCCTGATGATTGGAGTAGTGATCAGGTGACTGCTTATGCTTTGGCTGATAACAGATCAGCTGAGTTGGCTGTCTGGGATGAGCAAGTTTTGGCTAGTCAGTTGGTTGAGTTGCAGCAGGCTGAGTTTGACATTGAGTTACTTGGTTTTGAGTTGCCTGTAGATGAGTTAGCAGAGGTTATTGAAGATGAGATACCTGAACAGATTGAACCTAAAGCAAAGTTAGGTGATGTTTGGAAGTTGGGCAGGCACAGACTGATGTGTGGTGATTCAACTAGCGTTACTGATGTGGACTTACTGACTCTAAATGAGAAGTGCGACATGGCTTTTACTGACCCGCCTTATGGTGTTGCTTATACAGGTGGCATACAATTTACAGGCAAAAATACTGGTGAAGCTGTTTTTAATAATCGTGAGATGATTCAAAATGATGATGTTGATCTCTATGAAGATGTCATAAAAATGTTGTCGCTAAAAGTTAATGGAGCTTGTTACATTTGGTTTAGTGACTCTAATCTTTTGTCTTTGTATTCAGCAGCTAAAAAGTTTGGTGATGTTCACGCCTTGATTCTTTGGGTCAAGAATGGTGGTTATAGTGCTATGAATGCTAACTATAAACAGAAGCATGAACCTTGTCTTTACTGGAAACCTAAAAATACAACTCTAAAATTTATTGGTGATACTACTGAAACAACTATCTGGGAAATTAACAAGGATGGAAAAAACAAACATCATCCAACTCAAAAGCCTGTTGAGTTAGCCTATAAAGCTATTACTAATCATGATGCTAAATCTGTGCTTGATTTGTTTGGTGGCAGTGGTTCTACTTTGATTGCTTGTGAGCAGACTGATCGTGTCTGTTTCATGATGGAACTTGACCCTAAATATGTTGATGTGATTATTACTCGTTGGGAAAAGTTGACTGGGCAGACTGCTGAACTGATTGAGGGCTAGAGATGCCTGCAGGTAGGCCTTCTAAACCTATTGAGGTGAAACGTAAGTTAGGTAATCCTGGTCAAAGGCGTTTGCCTAATCAGTCTGAGATTCAAATGTTTGACCCTGTTGTGTCTGTGCCTGAACCTTCACGCCCTTTGTTGAAGTATGGGCGTGAGTTTTGGGATAAGGTGTGGCTGAATGGGTTGCAGTGGATAAGTGTGAACACTGATAGCGAGTTGTTGTTGATGACTTGTGAGCTGATTGATGAGCGTTGGAATTTGAGGGTCAGGGTTATGCAGTCGAATGATTGGCGTGAGCGTAGGGCTTTGCGTGAACTTGATTCTAGGCTTATCTCTAATTTGTCTTTGATGGGTTTTACGCCTGCAGATAGATCTAAGTTGGGTGTTGCTGAGGTGAAGGCTATTAGCAAGATGGAAGCGTTGAAGCGTAGGCAGGTTGAGCGTGAGCAGTCTGAGTAGTTGGCCGCCTGCTTTGGTGACTCCTACGAAACTTGAGTTTGGCAGTAGGGGTGCTGATGCTGTTGATTTTATAAATACGTTTGTGACTTTGACTAAGGATTCTGTTGCAGGGAATACAGGTTCACCTATTCGGCTTAGATCTTGGCAGGAGCAGTTGCTTGAGGAAACGCTGGAACTTGATGAGCGGGGACTGTTCAAGAAAAGGACTGCCTTGTGGGGCATGGCTAGAAAGAATGGAAAGTCTGCTTTAGTTACAGGTTTGGGTTTGTGGTTTTTGTTCAATGGTGATGATGGTGGTGAAGTGTATTCTTGTGCAGCTGAAAAGGAGCAGGCAAGAATTACTTTTGGTGATGCTAGGAAGATTATTGAGCGTGAACCTGAGCTTGCTGCTATGTGCAACATTTATAGGGATGTTATTGAAGTGCCTGCTACAGGTTCTATCTGGCGTGTTCTAAGTGCTGAAGCGTATTCTAAGGAAGGTTTGAACCCTAGTTTTGTTGTGATGGATGAGTGCCATGCTTTGCCTAATCGTGAGCTGTGGGATGTTATGCAACTTGCTCAGGCTTCTAGAAAGCAACCGATGATGTTGGCAACAACTACTTGTGGTGTAAAGACTGACACTACAGGTCAAGACTCTACTGCTTATCAGCTTTATCAGTATGGTCAGAAGGTTGCTAAGGGTGAAATTTTAGACCCTAACTTTTATATGGCGTGGTGGCAGGCAGATTTGGATGCTGATCATAAGTTGGAAAGCACTTGGATTGCAGCTAATCCTGGTTATGGGGATTTGAACAGCAAAGCCGATTTTGAGTCTATGGTAAAGCGGACACCTGAAGCAGAGTTTAGAACTAAGCGTTGCAATCAATGGGTATCTTCACAAAATTCTTGGTTGCCTGCAGGTTTGTGGGATACGTTGCATGAACAGGTTGTTGTTGATGATTTTGCTGACGTTGTTTTGGGTGTGGATGGTTCGTTCAATGGTGATACGACAGCTATTGTGGCGGTCACTGTGCCTAAAACTAAAGAAGAGAAACCTCATGTTTGGTTGGTGAAGGCGTGGGAAAAGCAGGCTAATGACCCTGATGATTGGCGTGTTGACACGCTTGATGTTGAGCAGACAATTATTGAGTTTGCTCAGAAGCATCCGAATACTAAAGAGATCGCTTTTGACCCTTTTCGGTGGCAGCGAACTATGCAGGCTTTGATGGATTTGGGTTTGCCTATTGTTGAGTATCCTTCAACTTCTGCTAGACGTATGGTTGGTGCTTGTCAGAAAGTTTATGACTCAGTTACGGAAGCAACTTTGACTCATGATGGCGATGCGCTTCTTGCCAGGCACATTGATAACTGTAAGTTGAAGATAGATAATTTGGGTCAACGTATTGTGAAGGAGTCTAGGGCTTCTTCTAGGCGTATTGACGCTGCTGTTGCTTTTGTTATCGCTTATGACCGAGCCACTAGTAAACTAGAAACGATGGCTTTGCCAGAGTTCTTTTCGTTCTAAGGATTGATTTGCTACCTACGATTTTGCAGGCACTTGGTATAGCTGTTGTTGCTATTGGTGCTGGTTTGATTTTTGTTCCTGCAGGTGTGGTGCTTGCTGGTGTTGGTGTTTTGTTGTTTGGTTTGGCGTTAGATAAAGGCGATAAGTAATGCTGAGA